GATACATGGTGCAGTTTGGATTACCTGGCTTTGGCGTAGCAGGAGTCTTATCAAGATACGGCAAGATGGGTAAGATTAAATCAGCACTAGCTGGTGGTATTGTTGATGGTGCTGTAGCCACAGACGATGTGCAAACTCTTGCTGATATGTTTATAAATAAAAGCGAATCAGATCAAGATAGATTGGCTAGACTTAGTGGTGCAGAAGCAGCCAAAGCTAGGCTAACAGATAGACTAGAGGTAGCAGGAGAGGGTGCTGCATTTATATTAGGACTACCACTAGCAGGTAAACTTGCATTAGCTGTAGGTGGTACAGCAGTAGATGCCTTAGCACCCGCAGCATCTTTTGCAGTTAAAGCTCTTAATCCAAATCGAGGCAAAGGAGAGTTGCAAAAAACAGCCTTTGATTCTAATACAGGCATGGCTAGTACACTTAAAAAATATTTTACCTTTGCATCAGAAAGACCAGATGACTATACAGCACAAACAATAGCTACTAAAACTTTTCAAATTAAAGCAGCTCAAGAAGCTGTTGATGCTACCTTTGATACTATTATTAATACAACGCAAAAAGCTATGAATCAAGGGACAATAAATCAAACTAACTCCTTAGCCTTATCAAGAAACATAGAAGACTTTATGTTTCCTGGAATTAGAATTGACTTTCAAACTCCTAATATGAAAGCAATAGATAAAAAAAAAGCAGCAAAAAAATTACAACAACAAGCTGAACAAAATATTAAAGACTTAGAAAATAGATATATTAACTACAAATCTATGGGACTTGGAGAAGGTTTAAAAATATCTAAATTGTTAAGAAACAATAGAGATGTGTTTGATACTTATTCTAATAATGTTTTAGATTACAGCAACAAAGAAAATGCAGATACTTTTATGAACTTGTTTATACCAGACCCAGTTAGAGAAGAAATGGTAGCAAACGCAGGCATGTATGGAACTAGAGCTTACAAGGCTATGGTAGATAATACTTATACTATTAATCCAGAGTTTCAAAAAAGTGCTTTAGAAGAAATACAAAAAACATTTAGTATTGATAATAATAAAGCCTTAGATATTTTTAATCAATTAAGAAACCCTGGGCCTAAAAATAAAAATGGTATTCCCTCTGAATCACCTGAAATGATATTGCAAGGATTAAATCAAGATCAAGGTATATTAAAAGGAAGAACATTAACTAACCTACCAGCTACAAGAAGAGCATTGGGTGAGTCAGCTGGTTACTTACAAGGAGATTGGAAGTCTGCTTTAAATAATACCAAGCTTACTGCTAGTGTTACATCTCAGAGACTTTCTACCTTAGTAGCTAAAACAGAAATGTTTAATAGTTTAAAACAATTAGATGATTTAGCTGGTACAACAGGCGGAGTTAAGTTTTTAAAACCAAAAGATTTTGCTGAAAAAGTTGGAAAGTCATCAAAAGAAACAGAATTTCAAACAACCAGTTCTACCAGTGGGGAGTTAGTTACATTTAAAAAATTTGATAATAATGCTGGTGCACTATCAGGATCTTATGCAAGAGCAGACGTGCACGATGCTTTAATGGATGCGGTAACAGATCAAACTGCTAACTCAAGCATAGGAAGAAAAGCTATTACAGGACTTTTATCTGTTAAGGCTGCATCTCAATATGGTAAAACAGTTCTTTCTCCTGGTGCACAGGTAAGAAACTTTACTAGTATTCCTTTCTTTTCATTACTCAATGGTAATGTTGGAAGCACAGGTAGATTTGTTGATGCAGTATCAACAAGTTTCGCTGGTTTGTTTGATCCAAAGAAAAGAATATTAAAAGCTGACAAAATTCAAGAGCTGATAGAAGAAGGCATGATGCAAAAAGGTGGTGCTCAACTTGGTGAGATAAGAGAGATAGCAAGACTAGCTAGTAATGATTTTAAATTAGCTGCACAAATAGGCAAAGCTAAAGACGCTAGTGCTATAAAAATATTTGAAAAAGCTTATGGTATGACTGATGATGCTGGTCGTGTGTTCGGATACTTAAATGAAAAAGAAAGATTTATGCAAGCATTGCTTAAAGAATCTGATTCATTAGTGCCAGTAGAAGCCTCTAAAAATATTATAAAGTTTGCTAATGATATCAAAGCAGGCACAAGTGGTGCGGTAATAAGGCCATCTGAAATTATTAGTAAGTATGGCGATGAAGGATTGGAGATGTTTGTAAGAGGTGAGATGGGAGAGGTGGCTGCTAACACCATACAGAATTATCAAAGAGTTGTTCCTGGAGTTGGTGTTGTTATAAGAAACTCTCCCTTTGGTAACTTCGTTGCTTTCCCTGCTGAGATAATGAGAAACACTACTAACGCTGTATCAAGAGGTATAAAAGAATTAGCTAGTGATAGTAAAGAACTACAAAAAATAGGAATGAGAAGATTGACTGGTGCTGTAGTAACTACTGGTTCATTACCTGCTGGATTAGTGGCTCTTGGATCAGCACTAACAGGCGTAACAAAAGAAAAAATAGAAGCATATAAAAGATCAAGTGCTGCACCTTGGGATAAAACAGCATCACTAATACCTATAGCATCTGATAAAGATGGCAACCCTACACAGTTTATAAACTTTAGTTACATGAATCCATACGACTATCTTAAAAGACCTATAACAAGAGTCATGCAAGAAGTTGCTAATGGTAATCGTGATGAAGAATCTTTACAAAAAATATTATTAGATGGCACAGTTGGAGCTGTTGGTGAATTGTTCCAACCATTTGTAGAGCCAGCCTTTTCTGCACAAGCTGTTCTTGAGGCTAGAAATGGAAAAACATCTACAGGTAGAGATATATGGAAGGGAGGAAATACTCCAGGAGATAAAATAGCTAAAAGTTTATATCACATTGCAGACACAGTTATACCAACTCTTAGTCCTTACAAAATACAACCAAACTTAGGTGCTGACAAAGGCGTGTTCGGAGTATCTCCACCAAAGTTAGTAGCAAAAAACTTTCCTCGTGCAGTATTTGGTAGCACCGACAAAAAAGGTGAGGATGCAATTAAAGATAGAATGGGTAATGTCATAGACGTAGAAGAAACATTAGTGCAGGCATTTAGTGGATTAAAAGTAGTCAAGCCACAGGTTGATAGATCTTTAAGATACAGAGGATTTGAAGCTAATGATGCTATAAAAGATGCTACTAATACTTTTAATAGTTTGCTGAGAAGCTATGATCCTCAGCAAGCAGAAGAATTACTACAAGGATATATGAATGAAAACGAAAACAGATTCAGAGCATTAAGAGATTTGTATACATCAATAGAAGACGCTAGAACTTTAGGATTATCTGAGCAACAGATTAAACAACAATTAAAAGAAGCTAAGGTTGCTAACTACGAGACAGTCATGAGAGGAATATTTAAACCTATAACAGTAGACCAAGATTTAGTAAGAGAAGCACGTATGAGAGGCACGCAAATTAATCCAGCGGTATTCCCTGTTGCTGAACAAAGACTAAGACAAGACCTTAAGGGTAAATTTATTAATCCATTAGATGTAGAAAGATCAAGAGCTGCTCAAGTTTTAAGAGAAGAAGAAGAAAAAAAACTACTAGGACTCTAGCGTGTATAACAAATACGGAGCAAAGAAAGTAAGACTCGATGGCTATACCTTTGATAGCAAACTTGAGGCAGCTNGATACAATCATCTTAAAGAACTAGAAGATCAAGGATTAATATCTGACATAGAAATACACCCACCCTTCCCATGCTTTGTTAATGAGAAGAAGGTATGTCTTTACAAGGCTGACTTTAAATATAAGAACATCAATGGCGATGATGTCATAGAAGATACTAAGGGCATAGAGACACCCATGTTTAGATTAAAAAAGAAACTTGTTGAAGCTCTGTATCCTGGCGTAGAGATCTTAGTAATAAAGAAAGCTAAAGCTTAGAAAGGCGTACCTGTTTCAACCCAAGGTCTGATACTCTTGATCGTACCATTCATCAATCTCTTAGCCGCAGCACATTGCTCTAGTAATTCTTTTGGAAAGCCACTGTTGATTACCTCTATCAGCTCTTGACTAGAGTAAAGGTTGTCTTCTTTTGATTGCTTCTTTTCAGCTACATTAATAAATCTAAACTCATCTCTCTCATAGATAACAAAGTTATCATCTACTTCGATAACAGTTGCTGGTATTAACTCTGGTATATAGTTATGCCTTGGNCATCCCTTAGTCTGTCTNTCCTCGTCTATCTTCTTATCATGTTGTAAACAATGCCAATGTGCGTCCCCCTTCTTTACATCAACACTAGCAAAGCGACATGATCTACAGTGTAATTTTTCGGGCAAAGACCTGCCAAGATATGCGGCCCTCTCCTTGGGTGACATAAAGCTACGGATTCTGTAGTCAGTCTCGGGTATGTAATTGTCTGGTGGTGTATTGGTTAGCAATATATTCTCAGCCTTCTCCATTAACATCTCAAACTTTAGGTAATCAAAGTCAATGATCTCAGTATATAAAGCTGAGTTGTTCTTGTTGTAAACAATAGCTATGCAATGATCCAGCTTGAACAGTCCCATATATAAATGGATCTGTGCGTCATACTCTTCTGACCAACCGCAGTAGCTACCTAGCTTTTCTAGGTTCTTGAAGCGACTGTCGTTAGCTGTCTTGAACTCTAATAAATATTTGGTGTTCTCTTTCAAGCCTGGTAAGTTCTCAGCCATACCGTCCATGTGTCCCTTGACATGACCACCAAGAGCTTCAGTTCTAAATTGCTTGCCGTTGTCTTGTACGTCATAGATGATTGCGTTAGGGATCTTGCGGAGCTTCTCAATCAAATGTTCTTCTACTACATTGCCTAGGTCTAACAGTCTGAGAACTCTTGGTTGCCAGTCATCGGGCATGAGCCAGCGGTATCGCATCCAA